TTTTTCAGCATAGTCTAAAATTGCGTCCGACCATAGTTCAGCGATAAAAACATCAGCTTTACCACCTGTTCCTGTTACATTAGCCATTTTTTATTCTCCTTAAAAGTTTAGCTTTTTTTATAACCATCGATTATCTGACTCCAGAGATTAGGGTTTTTTCTTGCATCCATTTTTTCCTGTTCAGACATATCTGCCCAAGAAGCATTTTTTGCAAACTTACCACTTTGTGTAACCTCTTTTGCGTCAGGTACTTGCACTTTACTTTTACTCACACTTTCGACGTGCTTTTCCAATTTAATCGTAGATAAATCTTCGTAAATTGTTTGATCTTCTTCTGAAAGTTGAGACAGCAGATGTTCACGTCTTTGTTTTTCTTGCACTTGAAATTGTTCAACGACAGGTTTTAATTGTTCGTTTTCATTTTTTGCGCTTTCATACAAAGATTTATATTCTTCTTTTTCTTCAAGTTGCTTTGTTTCTTGAAGTTTCAGATTTTCTTTGAGTTCGTTTAACTCAGCCTCTGCTGTTTGGGCTCTTTGACGGTACTTTTTACTTTCTGCAATGTATTCGCCAACTTCTGGTGTTTGACCAGTTACTTCCTGTGTAGGAGCTTCCGCTACTGCTTGTTCTTCTACTATTTTATTTTCTTCTGACATTCTGTCTCCTATTATAGTTTCGTATCTTGAGATATATATTCTTTTAAGCGCGGTTGAATTAATATTTCATTAAACCGTTCTTTTATATATTCCAAATTCTTTTCTGAAAAATTATATATGTCATAACCACGTGCCTGATTACCTAAAATTAAATCATGTGATTCAGGTCTATATTTAATCAATGCAGACGTTGCTGTTCCAGCTGGTTTCATTTGACGTAATGTTTTTCCAGTTAAATTCATATTTACAACACGTGTTTCTGTATTTGTAGGCTTTGATTTATAAGCTTTTAATTTTTTACCATCTGTAAAACGACGCATACCATTGCGTTTGTATCTTGCATATTGTGCATTATACTTTGTTCCCGTAGGACCTAATGCAGCTGATGAACCTTGATATAATCCTCCAGCAGCGTCCAATCTAATTCTTTCAATAGCATCTTGGGCTAATCGTGTCATTGTTTTACGTTGTAAGCGTAATAATTTTTTAATCTCGCCTTTTTTGTACTTTTTCATGATACTTTTATCCAATCATGCCTACAATTATAGCCCCCGCGGTCTACAAAACCACGAAATTGTGATTTATCCTTTTGCGGCGGTATTTTTAACTCATCTATTTCTTTTTTCGTTAAAGGTCTACGAAATTTTTCTAAAATATGCTTACATACACTTCTTGTTACCCCATCATTAGGACCCGTGTATATAAATTTTGTTTCTGGAAACTCTTCATATACTTTTGCTTTTACAACATGGTCAAAACGTGCAAATGCGTCATTAACTAAAAATTTAAACCTACTAGTTGTAATAAATTGTCCTGGACCAAAGTCTACTTTCATTGTACTTAAAATTTCATCAACTGATTCTCTAGCGATCAATGAACGTAGCATTGTATTTTTTAATTGTGTACTATATTGCCTTACGCTATCTGTTAAATAATCCATATCAAATGATTTCATTTGTTCTAATGCAATAACACTAACTGACGACACTTGTCCTAATTGTCTTTTTGATAATTCACTGAATACTAATGCTATTTCATCATCATAAACATTACTTACTCTACTAATTAAAGTTGAATAACCAAGTGTGTTCATTTCATCAAAAAAGTCAATTTGGTCACCTATGCGAAGCAATTCAACATCGCTTAATTTACTTAACCCAACAACTACTTTTTCAAGCTTGCCAATTAGCTCTTCTTGAATTTTTGTTAATTCGTCAATATAAAAATCTAATTTAGCCAACACGCTCTCCTATACGGTCAAGTATTGATTTTGTTGTATCTTGTTCTTCAACATTTTGATTTAGTTCTTCAATTATACCGTCTAGTTCTTCATCTTGTAAATCAGGGTTTTTCTTACGTAAATAACTCTTACGTGTTTCAAGGTCATTTTTAAACGCCCAGTCATAATACTTAATTTCTTCGTCTTGACTCATTGGCACTTCTCGCTCTGAAAAGTCTATACTAAATTGGTCAGTAAGATTAATACCAGCTGATACTTCACATATTCTTTCAGCTATTCTAAATTGTTCTTTTTCAAACGGTCGATATATTTGTTCAACATCACTTCGTAGTGCGTCCATCAAATCTAGTTCTGACATTTTTTTTGATAGTCCTGATTCTTGTCCGTTGTCAGTCCAATTAATTCGTACATTGTTTGCTTGTGCTATACTATCTACCATATACTTTGTTGATTCAATCATTCCATTAATGTTTGAGTTTGGTGTGGCATAACTAAAGTTTGCTCCTTCTGGTAGTACCAATGCTTTGTCTTGTCCCATACTAATACGTTGCTCTGTGTCTAAACCTGTAAATACTGGCTGACCTAAACCATAACGTCCATGAAGGGCTAGTTCTGTAAGTAAGATATTAATACTACGCATACCATCTACTAAATCATCAGCACCAGCTCTAAAATAGTCTCTTGTAAATGGGTGTCTATGTGCAACTGCAAATGGAATTATATCGCCGTAAGGATTCTTATCATCAGGAACAATTGATGTTATCTTACCACGACTTGAAATTATAAAATGTTTTCCTTCCATATCTTCAGTATCTTTTGACCAAAACATATATTGAGCATCTTCTGTTCTTGCTTGCAATTGCGATTCTACTTGCCACATTACGGCAAATGGTTCGTCTTCATTTGGTTTAAAGAACGGTGTAAAGAAGTGTATAGGTCTATATTTTAATTTCTGTTCTTTTTCGTCCCAACGTGTATATAATCCTTCAGAGCCCAATAAGTACACCAACTGTTCGAATTGTTTCATAAATGAATCCAAATTACCAATGACTTCATTGTATTTGTCATTATAACGAATTGGGGCCTGCTGATACACTAAACAACGTCGACTTATAATGTTTCGTACAAGATTAATGTACATAGGTGGTATCTGCGATAGGGACTCTGAGTTAAAATATTCTCTTAAGTCTTCTTGAAGGTTTATGCCTTCATAATAGTCTAATAAACGCTCTCTGGACTCCATTTCTCTATCATGGCCGTCCTTTATAGTGTCCATAAGTAGATTATAAAGCATTTTTTCAGTTAAATTATAAATAATCATGATTCGTACCTTTTTTCATAAAATTCTTCTTGTGTTTCGTTTGTTAAATATTTTTGCATAAGTTTTTCCGCTTTTGCATCATTTTGTTGTTGTATTTTATGACCACCATACAACGCAATAAGCATACTTACCAATATGCCAGTTAAAAGACCTAAGATAAAAGTTACCATGGTATTGAATCTCCTCGTCCTTTGAATCCAAAACGATATTCAATTACATACATTAATGCATCAAGAAAATGCGATAACGTTTCGGTCTTTACAATACGACCTTCATCAACTGTTGTTAGTTCTAGGTCTCTTATTAGGTTCTTACACTTCGGGCTTATGAATAGTTCATGTTCGCCCTTAGCATTCTCAAATTTTTTATTCAATGCATTCAAACGGTCTTTTTGGGTGGGGTTTGCTTTACGACTTATAACACTAAACCCAGCTTCTCGCAGAATTGCATGGTCCGATTTTGTACTATTGCTAGTTCGGGCTTTTCCTGCTGGGTCTGGATAGACTGGAAGATTAGGTCCTTTAAGTTTCATTAGTTTAGCAAGTTCGAATGTATTGCTATTTTGTAGGCCTATCTCATCAAATACAAATATTGTGCCATCAATTAGTTGACACATTTTAACTGCCGTCATAAAGCTTGATACCCCAAAGTCAACACCCCAAAATTGTCTTGTTGAAATATCCATATTTTTCACATGTATATCTCGATTAAAATTATAAGAGGCTTTGTTCTGCGCGCTTTCAAAGTTTGCTTCGTATTCTTGCCTGAATGTTCTTGCGTCTAAATTCTTTTTGGCATTCTCGATTTCTTCTTCGTCAATGAATCCGCCTTCTAATGTTGTAAATTGCCAGCTCTTTAATTGGTCATTTGTTGATTGACCTTTAACAAACATATCATAAAAGTGATTCTGTAAACCGTTTGGAGTTCCTACGAATAATGCTTCTGCTTTGTTCTGTACGCACATTGGTTGGATTACTTCGCTCCATACCGATTCTTTCATGAACGCATATTCGTCTAATACTACTCTGTCCAAACTTACTCCTCGAATTTTATCGGCTGACGCATCAGCTCCTTTTAGTTCTATCGTGGCTCCATTATCCAATGTAATGCTGAGCTCTGTTTCGTTGACCTTTACCGGCATGTGTTTAAAGAATCCTTTTAAAGTACTCCACGCGACCATCTTAGCTTGTCTATACGTTGGGAATACTACCCAGCGCTTTTCGTTTGGTTTGAATTCTGGTCTTAACAACCATATCAAACTGAATATTGTTTTGCCCCAACGTCTTCCTGAAACAATACACTTAAGCCTGTGGTCATCTTCTAAAATCTTTTGGCGTATTTCATCTATCACTAATTCCATAATGCATTAACCTTTAAAGGTCTATATGGGCTCCATATTTGGTCCTTAAAGGCATCAATTGAATCAATCGCTCTTATCTACCTTAGAAGCTATCTGTAAGACCTGTATTGGCTCATTGCTTTCAGCCTTCAAAGATACGGCCTGATTAGGTCTACCAAGTATTCGGTCCGCAAGGAAATTGACCGCTGTCATATTTCCATCTAATGCTTCATCATATACTTTGGCTACAACCGCTTCAAGCATTGTCTTTTTATCGTCGCCTTCTAGATTCGCTAAAGCTCTTATGTGTTCGTTCAATGCAAAGTCTTTTTTAGGTCTTCCGTTCGGATTCCCGGACTGTCCCTTCTTCCATTGATACTTCTTTAAATGTTTCTTATCGTCCATCGCTGTTTGCTTATTGTTTATCAGTTTCGAAATAAATCGAAAGCCATCTAAATAAATAGGGCAAAAAGTCTACAAATTTTGGTCTAATGTGAAGACCTTCAAGTGAACCATAGTTGGTCTAGAATTGGTCTAAATGTTTTTTTTGTAAAACTATGTACAGTTTGCGTAGTTATTAGTATTTTAATACATGCGTGAGCATAATGTTAAGTTAATGTAAAGTACGCTTTACACTTTAAAAGGAGATTAAAAATGAATATAAAACAGTTTAATGAGTTGTTATTTGAATCAGGTATTGAAACTTCATTACATACTGAGGACTATGCCGAAAGAGATACGAATGAAACTTATGTTGAAATTGATGGAAACTTTACAAAATTCTACAACTTTATCAACAAGTTTAGTGATGATTGGAAAGTGACCTCGCAAGATGGCGTCCGCTATCTTGAATTACCTCAGTATTCTACTATTGACAGATGGCCAAATGAAAGTTGTAATACACACATCAGAACAAAAGACATTGAACGTATTGAAATATATAAAGAATACGACAACTCATTGTATTTTGATTTGTATATCGGTTTAAAAGAGCTAATGTCAAATGGTTCATCAGACTTAAAAATATCAATTACATTAGGAGGTTTAAAATAATGAATAAAAAGCAATTAATGATTCTGGCGGTAGTTTATCTATCGCCAATCGTTTTAATGGCGTTTAATGATGCTTATGTGCTTCTGACGGCGCCTTTACTATATGAAAGGCTTGCTAGGTTCTTAGCAATGTTTTATATGTGTCTTGCTATGTTAATTGGTCCAATTATGGACTTACTGAAGGGAGTTAAATAATGGTTAAAACTACAAACACAAAAGCGCATGATTTTGTTGGCCAATGCGCTCCGTTTAAAGGTCATAATACATTTGGCGAATTTACTAAGCCTAATATGTATGTGGTCTATTCATACGGTTATCACTGGCCGATGTATATCTATAGCTATATCAATCATAAATGGTATAGAAACACAAGCAAATATAGTTCGACTACATCGAAACAAACTACAATCTTAAAACCTGATTTTTTAACTAATGATGATTTTATTGATTGTACGCTCGATGAAATGCAAAATGTTATTAATCATAATAAATCTTTTTTTAAGGAGGTTCACAATGACAAATAAAGATATTAATGATATGCGCCGATTAATGGAAATTGTTAGGCGTCAACGTGAAATGCTTGACTTTTATCGTAGATATTACAGAGACCTATATGACTTTGTAG